GGTACCGTCATTCGTTCCTTTGTGGCACCCATTCGCATGACTCATCATGCGAATGTTGTGGTGCAGAGTGATGACATTGCCATGGCGGAAGTTCTCGCAGAGATCGTTGCACGACAAGCTCGTGGCGAAGTATCACGCCTTACTCGTGCCACACATTGGATTATCGGGAAGTATCTGGAACTATATACTCAATCTCGTTGTGTACGCAACATTACGCATGCCATTATGGAATGGAAAGTTGCGCGGAAATTGACATTGAAGTGCTTTCAATACTATACATCTGATAAGGGGTGTGTTACGAATGGTTGGGCGATGCCACTAGTACGTGCTACATGTCGCGAAAGTGGAAGTATATTCTTGGAGGCATCGGCGCTATGTCTGCCCTCGTTGTTTCCTACGGATTGTATCAGTCCATTAAGGGGCGAACACCTGTAGTGCAGGGACTGCGCCAATCAGCACCTGATAACATTTTTCCAGTGACAGAACGCATGAATGTGTGGAAGCGTGACGATTATGAGACATCATCATTTGATCGATCAGAGACGAGCGTATCTTTCGCTAGCTTACCACATGATCAAGTGATGAGCATTGTGGAACGGAATATCGCGAGGATTAAAGTGTCTAACGGCGTGATAGCGCGCGAAGGGAATGTCTTTAGTCCGTGTGGTCATCTGTGGATGACAAATAATCACACTTTGATGACAGGCAGTGATTTGACTGTATCGTTGAGTGTGATGCCTCATATTCAGGGAGCGTCACCCAATGTGACTTTCAAACTGACGCAGGCCGACATTTTGCGTATTCCAGGACGCGACCTTGCTTTCTTCGAGGTTTACAGCTGGGAAACGAAGCGAGACCTGCGATCTTTAATTCGCAAGCCATCATTGCGTGGCGCTTACACAGCCACGTATGTTACCAAGGATAAAACGGTTGCGACGAAACGTATCCAGGTTAAGTGTGCTGCATCAACCACTATGCGTGTCGAGCAACTGGACACAACACTAGACATGTGGTCTGGATATGCTTCTGAGAACACGGTTGTCGGTGATTGTGGATCACCGCTTGTGGCCCACCAGCCCGTGACAGCGATTTTAGGCATTCACACACTAGGAAATGCTAGTGGTGTGGTTTGGGCGACATCCATTGACACCGATGTTGTGGAGCAGGCTGTGACACATTTTGCCATGCCTGTGATACAATGTGCTGCCCCTGTGATTGCGTCCCCGTCTCGCCCTAAGGTGCTCGGACCGCTTCGTCAAAAGTCGCCCTTAAGATGGCTTGAGGAGGGATCAATTGCGGTATTTGGCAGTTACATAGGTCACAGTACTACAGCTCGTTCTAAGGTTAAGCCAACTCTGCTATCTGAGCAAATTTTGGCCGAGCGCGGATGGGATGTTCAGTTTGGTGTGCCCAAACTTCAAGATTGGCGACCATGGCGTTTGGCACTGATTGATTCGACTCAGAAGAAGTTTGGATCGGTAAGTCCATCCATTATGAAGGAGATCGCTCGTGCTTACACGGATGATATCCTAGATCGCTTGGATGTGGGAAGCATTCCATGGTTAGAACCGCTATCTCACAAGGCCACCATCAATGGAATTGAGGGAGTTCGCTTTATTGATAAGATGAACTTCAAGACCTCAATGGGTGAACCGTACAATAAGAGCAAGAAGTTCTTTTTGAGCGGTGATGATGGAAACATGACGTTTGACGATGAAGTGATGGAACGCATCAAACTCATTGAAGAAAAGTATTCGATGGGTCAGCGCGCTAGTCCAGTCTTTAGCGGCCAAGTTAAGGATGAACCGCGCGCTAAGTCGAAGATCGCTCAAGGTAAGCTGCGAATTTTTACCGCTGCTCCGGCTGACTGGTCTTATGTTGTACGTAAGTACTTACTGCCATTTGTGAAGCTCATGCAAGAGAATCCGTTCGTCTTTGAGTCATCTCCAGGATGCACGGTCCAGTCACTCGAATGGCAAGAATACTATGTGTTCTTGACTGAGCACGGTGTGGATCGCAACGTATGTGGTGATTACGGCAAGTTTGATAAGAAGATGGAAGCACTTCTGATCGTTTTGGCGTTCTCCATCATTCGCAGCGTCTTGCATAAGGCCGGTTGGGCGATTGAGCAGTTGACAGTGGTTGATTGCATCGCTGAAGACACGGCTTACGCTTTTGTCAATTTTGATGGTGATTTGGTTGAGTTTTTCGGTTCCAACCCATCAGGTCATCCTCTCACTGTTATTGTGAATTGCTTGGTAAACGCACTATACATGCGTTTTGCTTTTGTTGAATTGTGTCCTTTTGCAGGATCAGTCTACGATAAGGCACGCCACTTCAAGACATACGTGAATTTACTCACCTATGGTGATGATAATGCCATGAATGTGTCTCGAGATGCAGATTGGTTTAACCACACTGCTATCCAACGTTCAATGGCTAAGATCGGAGTGGAGTACACCATGGCTGACAAGGAGAGTGAATCACGTCCATTCATCCACATCAGTGAAGTTTCGTACCTTAAACGCACTTGGCGTTGGGATGAGGACATTGGTGCTATTGTGTGTCCTCTAGAAGAGGCTTCTATCCACAAGATGCTTACTATTTGCAACCCAAGTGGAACGGAGTCTCCAGAGCTGCACATGGCAAGCGTAATGAACTCAGCTTTGAATGAGTGGTTCTGGTATGGACGCAGTAAGTTTGAGGCGGAGCGTGAATGGTTGTGGCGCATTGCGCAAACCAATAACTTAACGCTCGAACTGAAGCACAAAGGTTTCCCAACCTGGGATGAGTTGAAAGATCGCTTTTGGAAAGCGTCTGCTCATATCGAAGGGACGAAGTTAGGGTGTGAGGCAGAGCACCCGCGCAATGTATTGCCGAATTAATCTCCCCTTACAGGCGATCTGTAACATATATGTTATGCATTTCTAGTATCGTTAAGTGTGCGTTTGTATTGTAAACCCGCTCTTCAGGGAGCTCGCCTATTTAGGAGTGAGGGTTCAGGGTGCCCTAGAAAAAAGCAAACTTGCTCGTAGATTGAGTTTCCTCTTGCATTTTATATCAACTCGCTAAAACAACAAATAATAAACAAAATAACAAAACCAAAAATACAAACGCTCCACCCACCAGAGGGTTAGAGCGATATGAGTGCCCCCACTGTGATCATATCATGGTGATGGGTGACACTCGAGTGGAGTGTGAGCAGTGCTGTCCGTGGAAGTGTGTGTTGCAGTCTGAAGAAGTTCTCCTCGCCCCACTAGTACCTGAAATGACTGTTGAAGATACTCAAACCACTGGATTTATCGACTCCAATGTTGGAGCTACTGTTGGAACTGAAGTTTCTCCACTCGATTATGAGCTTGCAGACGCACAAACTACGGCTGATCTCGCGTCCTATATGGCTCGTCCCGTTAGAGTGCTCTCATTCACTTGGTCACAATCTGATCCAGTGGGGTACAAACTTTTCAACCAACCAGTGTGGAGGTTGTTTGCTGAAAATGCTTCCATCAAGAACAAGCTGACCAATTATGCATTCCTGCGGGGCAATCTCAAACTCAAATTTGTGCTGAATGCCTCCCCTTTCCTGTATGGTTCGATGCGTGCTATGTATCTTCCAATGCAGAATTTTAAGGCGTATGGCGGAACTTCAAGCTTTCCGAGTTCTTTTTTGCCCAATTCCCAGCTCCCTGGTGTTTGGTTAGATCCAGCACACAGTGAAGGGGCCGTTTTGACCTGCCCTTTTATTTGGCCGAGATCTTTCCTGCGCGTTGGTGCTATCGCTGATTTTATCAACATGGGATCTATTTCCATGACTATCTATAATCAGCTAGCTAGTGCTAATGGTGCTACAAGTTCAGTTTCGGTTCAGTGCTACGCTTGGATGGAGGACGTAGTAGTTGCAGGACCCACACTTGCTCCAGCTTTGCAGGCTGATGAGTATGGTGTCGGTCCGGTCTCTGCTCCAGCATCGGCCATCGCTGCGGCATCTAGAAAGTTAGGTAATGTTCCATACATTGGTAAATTCGCGAAAGCCACAACTATTGGTGCTTCAGCGGTGAGCAAGATAGCTACTTTATTCGGATTTACAGACGTTCCCGTTATTTCGGACACAGAACCCGTGCGGAATTCTCCATTTCCTCAGCTGGCTACAGCTAAGATAGGGTACGTACACGAAAAGTTAGCCCTTGATCCGAAGAACGAGCTCTCTATTGACCCTTCCATTGTTGGTCTCAATGGAGAAGATGAATTGGCTATTTCTAAGTTCGTGCAGCGAGAATCGTTTTTGACAAATGTATCCTGGTCCAGTGCTCAAGCGGCTGATACTCCACTATTTACTAGTGTAGTAACCCCGCAACTTGGTTATGTATCAGGAACAACTTATGACTTCACACCGATGGCCCTTTTATCAACATTGTTCCGCAACTGGCGTGGTGATGTGATCTTTCGATTTCGCTTCATTGCTACACCGTTTCATAAGGGGCGTGTGCGTATTAGTTACGATCCTTATTCCACTGACGTCCAAACTGCAGCTGATACCGGTCCTTACGTCTTTAACAAGATTGTTGACTTAGGTGCGGAGACTGATGTGGAGGTGCGTATACCTTATCAGCAAGCGCTGCCATGGTGTTACAATAATTCCCAAATCAGTGCATCATCTTGGACCACTAGTACTTCTCCTACTCTGACCCTGACTGATACGTTCAATAACGGCATGATATCGTTGAAGGTACTGACCGCTTTAACGGGTCCTACAACTGCCGCTAATGTTGGAATCCAGGTTTTTGTTCGAGGTGCGGAGAACTTGGAATTTGCTAATCCCGCAGTTGGTAATTTTGACATGACTCCATTTGCCTTGCAGTCCGAAGAGTATTACGAACGCAAACCGGCCGAGACTATGAATTTCGGGCATCAGGGGGCTAGTGAGTCTCATCGCGAGCTAGTGAATTTCGGTGAAACTGTTCGATCTCTGCGCACATTGTTGCGGCGAAAGAATCTGTTAGATACTATTCAGATTCCTGCACCAACTTCTAACACGGCTGGTGTTTTCCGAATTACCCAGACGCGGCATCCTGCCTTCTACGGATATGATCCTAGTGGTATGAATAGTGCAAAGGGTGTGATTGTTCCCGCTACTAATTTCAAGTTCAATTTCACCCTGATGTCACCGTGGCATCTCATATCGAACTGTTTCTTAGCTCAGCGGGGGTCGATGAACTGGACCTTTAACGCTACAAAAGGTAATAGTGCCTTGACTTCGCGAATCTCCCGGTACAATTATACGTTTCCAGGTTATGATGCAACTTTTCAGGGTGATACTAATACCAATATAAACGCTATGGAGTGGGCGTACTGGAGGAATAGTACATCGACTTGTGCTGGAGCTTCACTGACGCACACTAACACCACTAATGGTCATAGTGTTGCTTTGCCAGCGTATACTCCATTTAAATTCGAAACTACTGATCCCCGTGATGCTACAAGTCCGGGTACGGGCACACGGTATGATGGGAGTGTTTATGATACCATCATGGTGGAGTTCCCCTACGATACGACCTACAATAATATTGCGGGTTTCACAGTGGAACGCTACTTTAGTATTGGTACCGATTACTCCCTCCATTTCTTCTTGTGTTGTCCAACACTGAACTACCTAAATGCGGCAACTGTCCAGATCTAAGAGTATGGTGAGTGAACCAAATATGTGTCCTTCTGGCAGACCCCAGATTGATTCAGAGCAAGAGTCTGACCGTCTTGTCCAATGATTTATTATTGGCTGATGGTTGAAACACTTTTAGTGTATGCATGTGGTGACTTTTGTCACTCGCAATCAGGAGCGATAACCTGACGCAGAGAATACCTGCCTAAACAAACATAATACCATACCCACGTGCGGGATGGGGCGGATGAACAATCCGCCGGCCTTATCAGGCTGTTTTTAATTGTCAAATCAATAAAACGGTCTTCGGGCCTCCCTTTTGCATTTGACGATTTTAAATACCTGATCTGTGCCACCAATTAGCACAGAGTAAAAAAA